TTTGACTACAGCAGCAAAAGCTACATCATCAAGAGAAGCTAATGAAGCATTCAGAGCAGGAGCTTCTGTATCACCAAACAATGCAGATAATTCAGCAAGACGTTCGGCAGCTTTAGCTTCTTGTTTTTCTTTTTGGATAGCATCTAAAGCAGCTTTCAATTCAGCTTTTTCCGCTTGTTCTTTTGCGAGCTTAGCTTCACTAGCAGCTTGGAATGCAGCCATTTGTGTTGCCATCTCTTCTTTTAGGGAAGCAAGCTGAGCTTGAACATCCACTTGTGTATCAGACATTGCTGTCTCCTTTCGGGGGTTGGTTTTAAATAAACTTTTAATTGGGTTTGTCATACTAGGTTTACTTCCAGAGATTAGTGTTGGTAGGTAGTTTTTAAACTCCTCAAGGGTCATAATCTTATCTACAAGACCATTACTCAAAGCATCTTTAGCTGAGTAAGTTTTAGCACCAAGAGTTTGAACAGTAGAAGGTTCAATACCCCTCCACACACCAACATGATTTTTAAAATCTTGATACATGACTTCAGATGCAGCTTTTACTTCATCTTTGAACTCTTGAGTGAATTTACCATTCTCATCAACAGGTGACTTACCCTCTCCAGAAGTAATGTAGAGTTCTTCGACACCCATTTCTTTCATCATAGGGCTTGTATTTACCAGTCGAGTAAGAACACCTATACTTCCAACTTTAGCGGTAGGGTTTGCAATAACCTCATGGGCTACAGCAGAATAGGCATAAGAAGCACTTTGGCTACTATTTGATACATATGAAACAAGTTTGACGTTATTTTCATCTGCTAGGTTACGGATATAGTTTGCGGATTCAAATGTCATGTGAGCAACACCACCACCGCTTGCTTGATCGAGAACAATTGTTTTTGCCCCCATATCAATTAGCTGCGCAACTTCTTCTCTGATACCTTGGTGGGATGTACTATATTTAGAACTCTCTACGATTCCACCGACAATATCCACAATACCTAGATTAGATTCAGGAATGTATGTTGGGTATCTTAACTCTGGCTGGATAGCTGCTGTGACAGCCAACTCCTGCTCACCTAACTCCTTCTTAAAACTATCTAAAGACTCGATAGCAAGTAGGAGTGGTGTATTACAGAGTGTGTAATCAACTTCAATTGACTCACTCATTCATTATTCTCTTATTTATTGAAAGCATTTGTTGCTGATCCATTACTACCATTTGGAGAGGTACTTGTACCATCACCAGTAGTCTTGAATCCCTCAGCAGCTTTAGTTTGATTACCAGATAACATTTCACGTACTTGATCTATTGGTGTGCCTTCGGGAATTCTGTCAGGTAATCCCATTTCTTTCTGCATGTGATTTATATTTTTAGCAGATAAGATAACGCCACCAGCAGCAAGCATTTGATAGTAACCTTTAGTCTTCTGATCGAAAGTAAGCTCAGTAAGTGTTTCAAAATCAAAGTAAGGATATACTTCTGTTTCCCAACCATTCCATTCAAATATCAAAGGTATCAATTGATGGTTAAGAACATCTTTAATCTCAGATAGACGGGCTTCAATCACTTTATTCTGAATAGCGATTAACGATTCAGATAAGGCAAAACTACCACCACCTTCTTGACCAGCTACTAATGAGTTGGCATATAAGGCTGTGATGATTTCATTCTTGTATGAATTGATAATCTCACTAACATCATAGGCTTTAGAACCATTGACAGAGATAACTTCAAACTTGAAAGCTGTCTCACCATTTCCATCAGTAACTTGAGGTAGGATTAAACCACTCTCTTTACCGATGTGAATGTTACGCATGATCTTCTGATATTCAGCAAACACGAGCTTGTCGGCTTCTGAAGCACTGTCGCTCATGTACTGGTGTGGGATGTAAAGAACTTTTAATCCTTGTACATCTTGTATTACACCGTAGCTGCGATTCTCTTCGTAAGCTTTCTTATACTTCCACGCCTCAAATATGCTGGCTAACGGACTCTGTCCGGTCGGTGAATCTTTAAGAGGGGAATTACGGAATACTAACAACCATTCTCTAGGAAGAAGTACATCACCTTGTTCGTTATACTTAGTATTCTTCTTTGGTGAATACTGCCCACGATTAGTGATATTATTCCTATGTTGCCAGAAACCTTCAAATGTTCTACCATCTTCGGAGTATTGAACACCTGTAATAGTATCTTGTGAACGTAAGGCTAACTTACCAATACCCCAAAATCCATCATTATATTTACTTCCTTTCTTTTTGAGCCTTTTACGAGGGACTATTTCAAAAGGAGCAAATCCGAAGGGGACAAATGAGGAAGCATTCTGAGCAAAGCTAAACCAAGAATGATCCATGTCATGTCGCATGGTTTCTAGTTTATCTACATACCACTTTAATTGTTCTTCATATCCAGCAGGAGCTTTAATACTCCATTTAGCACTAGCCATCTTAGTCATTACAGCATCAACTGATACGGCAACTGTGGCATCTTTAAGCATTTGTTTGTAAGTGAATATACACTGTGGCCACCTTAACGCTGGATCACATTCTTCGTATATCACACCAGATGTTACTTTTAATCCGTTATACCCAATAGGTTTTACAACAATATTAGGAATCTTAGAACTGTCTGTAGGAGGATCACCCACAGTAAGTATGTCAGCCAAGGAAGTCTCCTAAGTTAGCGTATTGAGAGTAAAGGGTTATTGTTTGTTGTTTGTGTGGCTTTGATTCCGTGGAGGAAGGAATTGCCTATATTTACTTTAGAAGCAAGATAGAGGTATGCTAGTGAACAGCAATCGACAAGATCGTCATGTCCGCTTTCACCAGAACGTCTTAGGCCGTTAAAAGATTCCAGCTCCTTATAAAAGAACTCGTTGTCACCTTGAATCTTATTCCAATGGTCAATAGCGCAATGTTTCACTACATGAATAAAACCTATCTCAGCGGTTGCAGCAAAAGGTCTAAATGCTTCAAGTTTACCCATTGTCGAGGCTTTGGTTACACAAGGAAAACCTTGTTGTGTTATCCTGTTAGCCATCTGCCGAGCGTTATCTTTTGCTAATACTCCAACATCTTGTGGTAAAACTATTGTACACTTTGAGCCATCTCTAGCAGCATTAGCTAATATATGAGGTTCCCATTTACCAGCAGTAATCCTAGTACGTTCCACTTCAAGGATTATAAACTCCCCTGTTTTCATCTTAGCCATCTTGACAGAAGCAAAGTAGTCAGGAGAACGATTACCATCATGGGGAAGTGTGGAAGCGAAGTCATAAGCTCTTACTAACTTAACTACATCTTGCATACTAGGCAGAGCATCCAATTCAACAACAGTATCACGACTAAAGTAAGTTGAGTTCTGAGGTCTTGCAAACCAGTTACCGTAAAGAAGACGTTCTTTTTCTATTCGTGGGAGAGCTTCAAGATTACTTTTGTATAAGGGGTTGGAAATTTGAATTGGCGGGTTATCATCAATAGTACCAAATAACCCTTGAAAGCTGATAGGCTTTTTATCGTAACCGTACCTTTCTTGAAGTTCCTCTGCTGTGTCTCCCCAAACCAGATCACCGTTAATACGCAGTAGGTATCGGATTTTCCCGTTTCTAGCTGGATCAGGACGACCTGCTAAGGGATGACCCTCTGGGTGTAAGTACCAAAGAGCATACTTCAAAACCCATGAATCTACATCAGGGTTACATGACCACCACATAGATGGAGTATTCTTTGCATCGGAGCGTAAACGTGACCATAGCCACCATAACTGTTCTTCGTTATCTGCATGAGTAACTTCATCATAGAAAATGTTTGAAATCTGAATCAATATTCTTCAATGTGGGTCGTTACACCACATCCGCAATTAAGCTGCTCTATGTTTCCATAGAAGTTGAGACTATATCTTAACCTCGTAAGGTTCTTGGTGTTTCGGGTCACTTGACCCTACTGGGAGTTTCACCCATAGTCGTTACACGTTCTCATTTATGAGCTTCGCTCGGTATTGTCTTTAACTTAATAGTAAGAGTTTCACCGAATTAACCAAGTTACAGTATAATGTCACCACTATACTAGGCAATCAATTTACCTTGGTATTTTTTAGCAGCACTGTCGTTCTCATAGTGAGAGAAACTTACTTCAGCACCAGAAGAAAATACTAACTTCTGATCTTTTAATTTAACCTTTAAGTTTGGGTCGTACTTCTGGTAAAGGTTCTTCGCCTCATGAAAAAGTCCGCCGCTGCTCATGATAGCACTAGAGTTCTTACGAATACAGTAACCACGGTAGTTTGGGTCTTCTGCCCACCGTAAGTGACGCATGGCACCAACATACGTCTTCGAACTCGCAGCCGCGCCCCCCACCAAAATGATTTGAGCATCACTGGTGAGATAGCGGTGTTGAAAGGGGCTTGCCGGAGCAATAACACTTTCATCTGTCATTGTTTTACAACTCCGTAATATTTCAATTCAGCAGCAGCTCTTGCTGCAACAGCTTCATCAAAACTTACATTATTTATTAACTTTATGTGGTCTTTGTAGTAAGTTATACTAGCCCAATAAGTTCCATTATCATTTTGATAGACACCAGTTCTACCAGATGTATTATTTGATCTTCGTCTTGTATTATACGATTGTATTGTTCCATCAGCCCAACGGCAATTTTCTGGGGTGTATCCAAGAAGAACGTCTATTCTGTCTAAACTCTTACCTTCGGGACGTTCGCCCATATCTTCTAAGAAGTTCTCAAAAGAGTTAAACCAACGATCACAAATAGTTATACCTAAATCTTGATAATACTCTTTCTCAGCGTAAGAATCTAAAGTGCAACGCTCCTTCATCTTAGTCCAGCTTTTGTATGTTGGTGTTCCACCATACCCGTGTGTAGTTCTTTGTGCAGAAATTACTTCACTTTTATAACAACCACAACTAGCTGTATCTGTCAACCCATATCTTGCTTTTGTACAAGTCTTTCCACAAGAGCACTCACAAAGCCAGTAAGAATTTTTAACACCGTCTTTACTTATCTTCCAGCGGCCAAAACTTTTAACTGTTAGTCTTCCGTAAGTACGGCCATTTAATTTCTCAGGTATCCAAGTACCATCTGATACAGATTGTTTGTGAGCAGCAAGTGCTTCTTCTCTAACGCAACCACAACTTAATGTGTGCCCTGTTGAGAGATTAGCACCTTGTACTATAGTCTCGTTACCACACCCACATTGGCACAACCACTTGGTTTTCTTTTGACCAGAAGGTTGTATGTGCCAATCGTGAAACTTGAGAACTGTCAACCTACCAAACACTTGACCTGTAAAATCTTTCATAACTGTTTATCTCTGATTAGATATAATTAGGCGGGGCTATTCAAATGAATCAGCAAATGAAAGACCTTGCAAAGTCTTGTCACCCCATAACTGCCACCACACCCACACTAACCTTGGCTGGTGATCTTCTATTCTACAAAACTAGAATCTTCTCCTCTAGGCAGACTAATCTGCTTTATTCATCAATATCTTCTTCGTCATACTCATATTCATCCTCGTCTTCTGGGATGTCATCAGTAATCTTTCTTTGCTTATCCCACTCAGGATTGTAAGCAAGAGATAGCTTTGGTGTACCATCTTCATTGGCTTTAGCCTTTAAAGCCGCAGAACTATTATCCCCATACCCACCAGCATTAGCTTCAGCTTCAGCCTTCTTAGCCGATATGCGTAGTTTCTTCAATTCAAAGTTATGACGCTCTAATGTCATTGCATTAGTTACAACCCACTTTGAAGCATCATATTGGGTTTTATCAACATGGTAATGGTCAATCCTATACCAGTCTTTACCTTCCTTAATGAACTCTACACTGTTGCCCAAAGTAGCCTTAATTTCAGCTTCTTCTTCTGGAGTACCTAGCCACAATCTTTTCTTAGTAAGGGGTTCCCCCTCAACTACAGCCTTAATATTCTCTAGTGCGGAAGGGAGTAAGTCTTTAACTTTGGCTGTGAGACTTTTCTGCTTACCAATATTACCAGCAGCCCTACGCTTCTCATTATATTCTTGTAAGGCTTTCTTCTGCTTAATGGCTTGCTCTTCTGTAATCAATGGACTAGGCATTAACTTGCCTCCAATATACTTATCAATTCTTTAACCCTACTTTCTTTATCATTAGAATCTTCTATAACACCTACCATACCTTCAACATATTCCTCAGATAAACCTTTTAATGAGGATAGTTCAGCTAGGTACTCTACATGAGCTAGATATTCGTCAATCAAGGATTTAGGCATAATTGTTATTCTTATAATGGATACAATAAGACCTATTAGAGCCTTAAAATAGTGACAATGGGTACAGTACGACCCATTAAGAATGGTCGCTTATTATGATCCGAGCAATTAGCGGATACCTCTTTCTACGCAATGGTAGGTGAGCAGAATAAATGCTACTTCACTAACGCAGAAGAGCGAACATCGACATAATGCAATATGTTTCTGTACAGACCTATCAAGGAACTGTGTATGCTTTACTCTGAGGATTCTTAACAGTCCAAGACATAAGTGCTTGATAGACTCTAGGGTCTATCTTATCTTTGTACTTAACTGCTACATCTTTTACATGCTTTTCTTTCGCTTGTGAATATGCAGAAAAGGCTTCATTAGCCGTCAAAAACTGACCAAGCTGTTTCTTCTTGCCACGGATATTAACATAGGCGAAATACCGACCACGTTGCTTGGAAAAATGTACTCCTATAGGACAATCTCCTCTAATAGCCTCATTTCTGTTTAAGAGGGTATTTAGTTCCCTAGGAATAAAGACACAAGTGTATTCAGAATAAATACCGGTACTTTTAGATAAAATATCTTTATCTAAGTCATAACCTTGATTACCGAAACCGACTTGATTATGACACCATTCAGCGAAATACTGAAAGTTTTTGAAGTTCTCAGACACCTCGCAGTCTTTA